TTAACAGTAAAAGCGAATATCGCTTACAAAGAGGTAATTAAAAAACTAGCAACAGGTGCATTAGTATCTGCAGCGGGATGTGATTTTAACCCTACCTCATCTGTAACACTTACAGAAAGAATTATTCAACCAGTAGAATTGCAAGTAAACTTACAACTATGTAAGTATGACTTTGTGAACGATTGGGAAGCACAGCAAATGGGCTATGGTTTAGGTCAAACTTTACCTCCTAAATTTTCTGACTTTATGATCGCTCATGTAGCAGCGGAAGTTGCACAAAACACAGAGTTCTGTATATGGCAAGGAGACACAGGAGCTGCATCTAACAACTCGTTTGATGGTTTCGAAAAACTTATCGCTGCATCGGCTGCCGCAGGAGATATTCCAGCAGGTCAGCAAGTAGCTGCAGTAGGTGGTGGTATTGATGCTACTAACGTAATTGCAGAGCTTTCTAAAGTAGTAGACGCAATCCCTTCAGCTTTATATGGCAAAGAGGATCTATTTATCTACATTCCTTCTGCAACAGCTAAGGCTTATGTACAAGCATTAGGAGGATTTGCAGCTAACGGACTAGGAGCAAACGGTGTGAACGCACAAGGTACTCAATGGTGGAACAACGGATCTTTGACAGTAAACGGAGTTAAGATCTTTGTTTGCCCAGGTATGTCAGCTAACAAGATGTACGCTGCTCAAAGAAGCAACCTATATTTTGGAACAGGTATCTTAAACGATACAAATGTTGTTAAGGTATTAGATATGGCAGATTTAGACGCATCTAACAACGTACGAATGGTTATGAGGTTTACTTCTGCAGTACAGTTCGGAATTGCATCTGACATCGTAGAATACGCATAGTAATAAATTAATCTTAAAGAAGGGGTGGTTTCTGCCTCCCCTTTTTTTTTTAAAAAAATAAAATAATATGGCATGTACATTAACAACAGGTAGATCAGTCCCTTGTAAATCAGCCTTTGGTGGTATTAAGAGAGTATTCTTTGCCGACTTTGGTGGAATTACGGCTGTTTCTATCGATAGCGGAACTAAAGAGGCATCTATTACAGGAAGCCCAAGTTGGTATCAATACGACGTAAAAGGTAATTCGTCTCTAGAAACGACTGTAACATCGTCAAGAGAAAACGGGACTACATTTTACACACAAACATTAAACTTAACCTTAACGTTTTTAGACGCTAAAACACAAGCTGAATTGCAGACTATTGCAGTAGCAAGACCTACGTTGTAGTAGAAGACTATTACGGAAACAGCTTTTTATGTGGATACGAAAACGGTATGGAAGTTACAGGAGGAACGGTTGTAACAGGAGCAGCGGCAGGAGACCTATCAGGTTTTACGCTAACATTAGAAGGTATGGAAGAGTCTGCACCTTTCTTCTTAGCATCGGCAATTACATCTAGTAATTCACAAATCGATCCTACGCCAACCGGTGTACCACCGACTCCATAATTAATCTGAATTAGTTAGTTTTTTGGTTAGAAAATTAAGCACTCTTTATAGGGTGCTTTTTTTTTGTTATGGCTAATTTGACAAATTCAGTCATTTTTTACGTTATATAAGTAATGATTATCTTAACTACATCGACACAAGCTCAAACGCTTAAAGTAATACCTAGAGAATATGCTGACTCCTATACTATGACAGTTAGGGATGACAGTACTAATGTTATAAAATCATACGATATTACAACGTCAGGAAATCTAATAACAACAAACGGGAATTATCTACAATTTCAACAAGCATTTAATCCTGTTTTAATAGAAAATCATTTTTACGATCTAAAATTATTTATTGATTATAATTTTTGGAATACGAATTATAGCTTATGGCAGTTATACGAGGTTAAATGGAATACAGACGATGGTCAAGTAGTAGATATATACAACGACAAGATATTCTGCACAGATCAAGACGTAGATCAGCTTAATCAAAATGACTACTACGAACTAAATAAAGGTCAATATACTTTTTATGATGGCTACAATAACACTTATACAGTTAGATGAAAAAACAACGATTAAGAAATAGCAAAGGACAGTTCACAAGAGCGTCTAAAGTATCAGAGTTTGGTTTTGTAAACCTAAGCATATATACAAGTCCCGAAATAAAAGAGGTAAACGGCGAAAATTGGATCGAATACGGAGCAGATAACAACTACTTTCAGTATTTAATAGATCGATACAACGGCAGTCCTACAAATAACGCTGCTATAAACGGCATTAGCCAAGCTATTTACGGAAAAGGTCTTAACGCTACGGATGCAAACAAAAAGCCCGAAGAGTACGCTCAAATGATCTCTCTGTTTAAAAGAGATGTCGTTAGAAAACTATGCTATGACCTTAAATTAATGGGACAATGTGCAATACAGGTTATCTACAATAAGAATAGAACTAAGATTGCGCAGTTAGAACACATGCCAATAGAGACATTAAGAGCTGAGAAGTGTAATGACGATGGCGAAGTCCCTGCGTATTACTATTTTAAGGATTGGGCAAACATAAAAAGAAGCGATAAACCGTTAAGGATCCCTGCATTCGGTATGTCAAAAGAAGACATCGAAATATACTACATTAAACCTTACAAGTCTGGTTTCTATTACTACTCTCCTGTCGATTATCAAGGAGGTTTGCAGTACGCAGAACTAGAAGAGGAGGTTTCTAACTACCATTTAAACAATATAATGAATGGGTTAGCTCCTAGTATGTTAATTAACTTTAATAACGGTACGCCGAATCAAGAAGAGAGAGCTTTAATCGAGCAGAAGATTGCTAGAAAGTTCTCAGGATCTAGTAATGCGGGTAAATTTATCCTAGCATTTAACGATAATAAAGAAAGCTCGGCAGAAATAAGCCCTGTACAATTAAGCGATGCGCATAATCAATATCAGTTTTTATCAGAAGAAGCACAATCTAAGATACAAGTAGCGCATAGGGTTGTTTCGCCTTTTTTATTAGGTATCAGAACAAGCACAGGCTTTTCGAGTAATGCAGACGAAATTAAAACAGCGTCTTTACTTATGGATAATACGGTTATTAGACCTTTTCAAGAGCTATTAATCGACTGTTTTGATAACTTACTAGCTTACAACGACATATCATTAAACCTATATTTTACGACTTTACAGCCTTTAGAGTTTACAGAGGTTGATACAGAGATACAAGACAAGGAAACGATTGAAGAGGAGACAGGAGTCGAGATGGAGAAGTTTAGTCTTAAAATGATTGACGGTAAAAAGGCATACGATACAAAAGAAGAGGCTATTGCAGTAGCAGAAGCGGACGGATGCGGAGGTTATCACGAACACGAGGTAGGTGGACAGATATATTATATGCCCTGTGAAAGCCACGATGACGAAATCAGCTTAAAATCGCCATGTTGGGACGGTTACGAGCAATACGGAACTAAAATAAAAGACGGCAAAGAGGTGCCTAACTGTATTCCTATTAAAGCTTGTAAACACGAGGAGCTTTCGAGCGATAACGCAAAGATCGTTTTAGGATCCTTAGCAAAGACAGGTGTTAAAATGACTGACGAATGGGTTATGGTCGACGAACTAGACGAAGAGTCTGAATATAGCAGCGAGGATTGGGCAAACTACCTAGTTAAACAAAAGCCAGAGACTACATTATCTAAGATCAAAAAGATTATAGGCTTAAACAAGAACTATGTACCGTCTAAAAACAACGGATCTGCTTATAGTGATCTAGACTCTAAAAACGGTCTGTATAAAATACGCTATAAGTACGCAAGAGGTATGTCTAAGTCAGGCGAATCAAGAGAATTCTGTAAACAGATGATGGCAATGAGTGATAAAGGCGTTGTATGGCGTATCGAAGACATTGACAAGGCTAGTTACTTTGACGATGTAAACGTAGAATTTAGACACAAGCCTAGTATGGACTATAATATCTTTGAATTAAAAGGAGGTATTTACTGTCAGCATAAATGGGTGCGTGTATTGTATAGGCTAGAAAGCCAAACGGAAGCCTCTAAGAACCTTGGCAACTACAAGCGGACTAGAACTATACCTAAGAGCTATTTGCGATCGCCTAGAGGCTCTAAAAAGGCAGCGATTGCGACAGATAGACAAAAAGGAAGAGGAGCATACCCAAAATAAATTAAATTATGGCAACAGTATTATTTATAAATAGGACAGACTTAATTAGAAACTCAATAATTGACGGGAACGTTGACAGCGACAAGTATATACAGTTTATTAAGTTAGCGCAAGAGATCCACATACAAAACTATATGGGAACTAAAATGTATGACGCATTAACTGCAGCTATGCCTAATATAGATCAACCTGCAAACGCTCGATGGAAAAGTCTTTTAGATGATTATATCGTGCCAATGTTGATTTGGTTTGCGCAAGTAGATTATATTCCTTTTGCTAGTTATCAAATACGCAACGGAGGTATGTTTAAGCATAGATCAGAAAACTCAGATACTGTTTCTAAAGAAGAGGTTGATTATTTAGTAGAAAAGGCAAGAACAAACGCTGAATGGTATTCTAGAAGGTTTATCGATTACATGAGTTTTAATCAAACGACGTATCCTGAGTACACAAGCAATATTAATGATGACATATATCCATCTTACGATGCGACTTTTAATGGCTGGGTTTTATGAAAAAATACAAAATAAAAAAAGAGAATATAAAGAAATTAAAGACCTTTTTAGAAAAGGCTAAAAATAACAAAATTAAAAAGACAAAGAATGGCAACTCTATTTAATACTAAAATATCGCAAACCTACGAGGGTCTGATCAAAACGTTTGATAATGCAGTGATTACTGCGACTCTTAAAGAGCTTACTGACGGATCAGGAAATCAAACAGGTCTGTTTCTTAATACTGCAGGAGATTTTAAAGTAACGAATGTATTAGAATGGGGATCGCTTAAAGATACAGGAACAGGAGTTACTATTACTCAATTTGTAACGTCTACTGACGGCATAGAAAACTTTGATAATAACACGACTATTCCTACAAGTGCAGCGGTAAAACTTTACGTTGACAATAAATTTTCTCAAACAGATACATTATCAGAGGTTTTATCTTTTGGCAATACAACAGGTGGATCAAGCATAATAGTTAGTGGAGGAGATAATATCGATTTTGCTGACAATAGTAAAATTAGACTAGGTAATGCTCCTGATTTTCAGATTTTTCACGATGGTTTTAATTCTTTTATAGATGATTCGGGTGCAGGAGATTTATATCTAAGAGCATCTGACAATATGTATTTTCAAACTTATGGAAGTGGGAAAAAATGGATTACTTTAACCGACAACGCAGGTGTTGAATTGTTTTACGATGATTCTAAAAAAATAGAAACTACAAATACAGGTGTTTCTGTTACAGGAGATCTTGTAGTAAGCGGATCTATTACAGGATCAGGAGGATCTTTTTTACCACTAGCGGGTGGTACAATGACGGGAACCACTATTCATAACGATAATGTTAAGAGTATATACGGAACACAAGGCGATGGTCTTGAAATATATCACGACACACAAAATTCCTTTATTAAAGATTCGGGAACAGGAACTTTATTTATAGAGTCTGCTCTTAATACAAGCTTTAGAAAAGTAAACAGTACTGAAATGATGGCAAAGTTTATAAACGATGGAGCCGTCGAACTTTACTACGATAATACAAAGAAATTTGAAACTACATCAGCAGGAATTAAGTGGTATGGAGATGCAACAAATGGTGCTAACGGAAACCTAATAATGGGTGGTGGTCAAGCTAAATTTAATGACTCAGGTCGTTTGTTTATGGGCGATTCTAATGACTTACAAATCTATCATGATGGCAGTAATTCATATATAAAAGATACAGGAAGTGGTGGTTTAAGA